CAAAAAAATTTAATGATATGGCACAAGGTAAGATTAAGCGTCTTATTGTTAATATGCCGCCTAGGCACACAAAATCTGAATTTGCCTCATCCCTCCTACCGGCATGGATGATCGGCAGGAATCCTAAATTAAAAATTATTCAAACTACTCACACAGGAGAATTGGCTATTCGTTTTGGCAGAAAAGCTAAAACACTCATGGACTCTCCTGAATATAAACAAGTCTTTGAGACTCGACTTCGAGAAGATTCTCAAGCAGCGGGACGATGGGAAACAGCACAAGGCGGAGAGTATTTCGCAGCTGGTGTTGGCGGAGCTATTACAGGTCGTGGTGCGGATCTCTTGATCATTGATGATCCACACTCGGAGCAAGATGCTTTAAACATGACAGCATTGGAGAAAGCGTACGAATGGTATACATCAGGTCCAAGACAACGTTTACAACCCGGCGGACAAATCATCTGTGTAATGACCAGATGGAACGTAAAAGATTTGACAGGCATGTTGATGCAGGCCCAGAAAGAAGCAAAGGCCGATCAGTGGGAACTCATCGAGTTTCCGGCAATCATGCCGAGTGGTAAGCCAGTATGGCCGGAATACTGGAAGCTAGGCGAACTCGAAACAGTTAAGGCCTCATTATCACTTGGCAAATGGAATGCTCAGTGGATGCAAAATCCCACCTCAGAAGAAGGAGCCATTATCAAAAGAGAATGGTGGAAGAAGTGGAAGCATGACTGGATGCCAACGCTGGATCATGTGATACAATCTTACGATACCGCATTTATGAAAAAAGAAACGGCTGACTTTAGTGCCATTACAACGTGGGGCGTGTTCCGTGAATCGGAAGACAAGCCTCCTAGTCTTATCCTCGTGGACGCGGTTAAAGGAAGATACGAGTTTCCTGAACTCAGAAGAAAGGCTCTCGAATCTTATAAATACTGGCAACCGGAAACAGTTTTAGTGGAAGCGAAAGCCTCAGGACTGCCTTTGACTTACGAATTACGGAACATGGGCATACCCGTTATTAACTTTACTCCGAGCAAAGGAAATGATAAGCATACAAGGGTAAACTCGGTAGCCCCTTTATTTGAAAGCGGCACCATATGGGCGCCCACTCACAAAGAGTTTGCACAGGAAGTCATCGAGGAATGCGCAGCATTCCCGTATGGCGAACATGACGACTTAGTCGACAGTATGACTCAAGCCGTGATGCGATTCAGACAGGGCGGATTAATACCGCATCCTGAGGACTATAAGGATGAAAAAATTATAAGGAGTAAAAGGGTTTATTATTAATGTTTACACTACCACAATGGATTGCACGTCTTACTAAAGGCTACATTAAAGCGACAGGCAAAGAACCTGATGGCTTGGCCAAACTCAAAATTAAAATGGAAGCGGCGCAGAGAGTCAGAGACCAGAGTAAAGTGGTTAAAGGAAATTTTAACCCTAACGAAAAATGGTGGGAAGCTAGAAAAGCGACTCCTTTTTCTTCTCCTCAAACACCTCAGGAAAAAATAAACTGGTTAGTTAAAAATGTTGATCCAAGTGCGAAACAAACAATTCCTCCAAGAGAAACATTGGAAGCAATGTTAAAAGATGGCAGAGAAGATCTTATTGATCATTTTTTTGAAATGCATACAAAAGAATTAGGTAAACCTAAAATTAATATAGATACAAGTGGCCTTAAACATCCTGAATTAGTTAAGAAAATGATGACGGATGAAAAATTAAAACCAACTTTAGTAAAGACGCCAAAGAAAACACCACCAGAAGATCTGGCATCCGGCGGCATCGCGCGTGTGGGGTATGTAGCAGGGAAAATTGTAAAAGGCGGAGCATGGATAATTAAAAATCTTAAGAAATCAGTTAAGGAAGTAGATCAAGGAACAGGACCTTATTCAAAACTAAATTCAATGCAACAAGGTTTATTAAAAAAAGAACTTAACACTTTAATTAAACAATTAGAGCAAGGAGGAACTATTCCTAATGAAATGCTCGATACGATGATAGCCGATCCAAAATTTAAAAGCGTGGTTCAGACAAGAAGCACGGATAAAGATTTATATGAACTCGAAAGTGTACTATTAGACCGTCAAGCTGGAAAACAAGCAGAACAGATAGTTGACGATGTGTTTGGTAAAGGACATCCTGAGAATCAACAAATTGACATGTTAGAAAAGTTTGATGTCACTGGCAAAACGAAACATGCCTCAGGCGGCATCGCAGGACAATTGCATCTTTATGATGGAGGTAGAGCTAGATTTGATAAAGGTAAAAAAGTTGATTTAAGTAAGAGAGCATTTCTAAAAGGAACCGGTGCAACTCTTGGAGTTTTGTCGATGCTTCCTTTTGTTGGTAAATTTTTTAAACCGGCTGCAAAAGCAGTTGGAAAATTTAAAGGCACACCGAATTTGGTGGTTGATATTACAAAAACACCCAACATGCCAGAGTGGTATATTCCGTTAATTAAAAAAGTTTTAAATAAAGGGGACGAGGTAACAGACAAAGCGGCAACTGCAGCACGTGAAAGAGTACACCGAGATATTTTACCCGATGGGGATGAAGTGACGGTGACGCAAAACATCGACAATCAAACGATCAGTGTCAATGTGGCTGATCCAAAAGCTCATTACCTATCTAAAACTGGAGCTGGAGAAACACCTTATCAGATTCAATATTCTAAAGGCAAAGTCATTGAAGAAGGTAAGTATAAAGGACAAAAAGAACCTGATACTTTAGAAGTGGATGAGCCTTATACCGCACAAGTGGGTCCTGATACCAAGGATGTTGAAATAGAATTTGATATTAGCACCTATAACCCTAAAGCCGAAGTTCACGATACATCTGTTTTAGAATCTTATGCCACAGGCAAAAAAGTTAAACCTCGTGGAACAGGAGAAGTACGTGATCCTTGGGAAGGCTATAGTCCTGATTTAAAAGCGGATGACTATGCCAAAGGCGGCAGAGCGAGTTATACTAAAGGCGGCCTGGCTAAAATCTTAGGAGTTTAATGAAAATTCACGAATACAATGAAATGATGAAGTGGCTGACTCGCCCGGCGCCAGATCCTATCATCAATCGCCCTAGCTTTAAACCCGGCGGCCTCGTAGAACCGGGTGTCGTGTATTATGGACGAAAAAAACCTTTAAACCCTGATCAACAAGCAAAAATAAAAGTACAATTTCCTGAAGCAGATTTTGATAAAGGAAGATATGGTTTTAAAGTTGATAGTCCTATGGAACAACGAGCTAAAAGATTTTTTAAGTTAGGTTATAAATTATCTTTGGTGGATCCTCTTACTGATAAACAAATTGCCGATGTAAAAGAAAGATTTAAAAATGAGGTTCCAGAAAAAGATTGGAATTTTAAAACTAAAGATAACCCTAAAGGCTTTAAATATGGATTAGCTGAAGTTGGAGGTAAAGGAAAATATGCAACGATGGGAAAAAGAATTCAAGGATATCTTGAAGGTAAAACTTGGTTTGATCGATTTGCTCCTGGCCTAAATGCTGATTCTAGAAATTATTTACTTACATCGTTTGAACGAGTTGCTGAACACGAAGATAAAAATAAAGTAAAGAATAAAACTTATAAACGAATTAAAAATAAAGACGGAAAAATTATTGGCTTTATTGATAACACGCCTACAGGGAAAGGTACAAAATATTATATGGCAGGGCACACTGCTAAAGACGGCGCCTCTATTATGAAACACCCTGGTTATGCAAAAGGAGCCGAAATAACTAGATATATTGAAAACACAAAAAATATTAAAATAGGTGGTGCTAAATTTAACGATCTTATAAGTGAGACTATGAAAACAAAACCTGGAGGTTGGAGAGCCCATCCTTGGGAAAGACATCATATTTATGGAACAGCTAAAACAGGATTTGGTGGATTGCCTGGTGAAATGATGCTTCTTACCAGAGATCAAAATAGAGCAGTTGAAGGAGTCAGAAAAGCTTTTTATAGAAGTGCTGATTCTAGATATGGTGCTCCTATTAGTTTTGAAGAAGCCGACAAACGATTAAAGAAAATTGGTGCTGCTTTAGATTTAGATGGGAGATTAGCTGGTACTCGAGTTAGCGCTGAAGAGACTATTAAAAAGGCTGCGCAAGTGGCTAAGATAGACAATAAACAATTAAAAACTCTAATGAGTGATCTTCGCCAGGGGACTGTTAACTTCGCTAAAAAAATAGAAGGAACTGAAATTGCTCGTAAGATTTGTAGTGCAAAAGCAAATGGCGGAGTAGCCGGTTGCCTGAATCTTGCTAAAAAGAATCCAGCCAAATTTATGTCAAGAGCAATTGCTTTAGGTCTCGCTGGAGAACTAGCAGCAGAATTAGCTTTTGCAGCTCCGGGTTATGCGGCAGGAAAAACAGGTTCTGAACTATTAGGTGAAAGTATTTTTGGCATTTTTGGTGCGGGTACAACTTTCAATGAAGAATTAGCAAAATATGCAGATCCAAAAGCAAAAGAGCTTATTGATTTACAAGAGGATATAGCACAATTAGAAAAACAAGCTTCAGTGATAGGTGCATCAGAAGCTGGTTTAGAAGGTGAAACAGAATTACAAGAACGAATGATGCCTGGGTATTTAAAAGGAGCAGAAAGTGCTGTTGAAAGACTACCTATATTTGAAGATCCAGCTACGACAGCAGCTTACTCTAAAGCTATGGAGAAATATTTAGCTGCTCAAAAAGAAAGAGCAAAATCACTTCCAAGAAAAGCAGTGAGTAAAGTAGTTGAAGCTATAAAAACTCCTTTTATAGAAGGAATAAAAGATGTAGGTCAAAGTCCAGGTTTATTTAAATCAGGCGGCAAAGTAGGTTATGACAACTATCTTCCAGATATAGATGACGATAAGTAGATCAAGCTTAAGTAAACTAACAACCACGGTACCCCCAAAAAGTGGGCCGGTATCAGGGGGCTTGAATATTAAATACAATACTGTTAAGACAGTAAAGACGGAGAAAATTAATGGCAACAGACAAAGCGTTACCCAACGTACAGCAAACTATAAAACTACCTAGTCCTAAGGACGTTCAAATTGAGCAGCAACAACAAACTGCTCAACAGATGACTGAACCTGTGGACATTCAAAAGAATGAAGATGGTAGTGTTGATATTAATTTTGATCCAAATGCCGTGAATCCTGGAGACGACAAAGGACACTTTTCTAATTTAGCAGAACTTTTACCTGATGATGTTTTATCTCCGTTAGGACATAAACTTTATCAAGACTATCAAGATTATAAAACTTCAAGAAAAGATTGGGAAAGAGCTTACGTATCCGGATTAGATCTTTTAGGATTTAACTACGATGATCGATCAGAACCTTTTAAAGGAGCATCCGGTGCAACGCACCCTGTGCTTGCTGAAGCCGTAACTCAATTTCAATCACTCGCTTATAAAGAATTACTACCTTCAGGCGGACCCGTAAGAGCTCAAATTATTGGAAAACCGAACCCACAAAAAGAACAACAAGC